AGAAGAAATTTTTACCATACAATACTTTTGTAGAAGCATACGCTTTCCCTTTTTTTTCTTCTGTATATGAAATATCACTTCCTTTTTCTGTTCGTTGTTTTAAATATACAATATCTAAGAATTTTAAGTTATTTGTAAATTTATCAGCAGTCAAAACAACTAATTCATTACATTTATCTTGGTCTTTAAATTTTTCATAATCGTTCAAATGTAAATCTGTAATATAATTTGCTGCAATAATATCTAATTTTTTTAAAAGTGTTTTTTTATCTGTTCCTTCTAAAATAGTTTTATTTGCTGCACTTGGCATAGATTGTTGATTTCCCATTATATATATTAATATATATATATGCGATTAAATAAAATGTTATAATACTAAAAATATTTTTTAATGCGATTAAATAAAAATAAAATTGAATTTGTTTAATATAAATATATCTATTCAAAAATGGAAAAAATACAGCAACAAACAAAAAAAAATAAAAAATCAAATAAAAATAAAGATTTATGGAATTTGTTTGATACTGAAATTCTTAATAAAGATGAACAACCTATTGAATGCTTATATTTGGCAAATAAAAACAGGGAATTTTGTGAAACTTGCGAATATTCCTTATCTATTACAGAACAAGGATTTTTAGAATGTACCAATCCTAAATGTAGTATTTTATATACAGATATATTAGACACTGGTGCTGAATGGAGATATTATGGTGCTGATGATACCAACTCAGCAGACCCTACACGTTGTGGAATGCCAATTAATGATCTTTTACGTGAATCATCTTATGGTTGTAAAGTTTTATGTTCATCGTCAACGAGTTATGAAATGAGAAAAATAAAAAGATATACAGATTGGCAATCGATGCCTTATAAAGAAAAATCTCAATATGATGAATTTCAACGTATTACATTAATGGCACAAAATTCGGGAATATCTAAAATGATTGTAGATACTGCTATTAGATATCATAAAATTATTTCAGAGCAAAAAACATTTCGTGGACTCAACAGAGATGGAATAATTGCTGCTTCAATATATATATCTTGTAGAGTAAATGGAAGTCCTAGAACAGCAAAAGAAATTGCTACTATGTTTCATTTAGATAATACCAGTGCTACAAAAGGTTGTAAAAATGCTACTACTATTTTAAATAATGTTGAAGAAGATTTTGAAAATAAAGATAAAACAAATATGTGTGACACAAATCCTACATCATTTATTGAGCGATATTGTAGTCGTTTAGCTATGCCTCGTGAAATGATTAAATTATGTATGTTTATGGCAAAACGTATAGAAAATAATAATTACATTCCTGAAAATACACCGAATGCTATTGCGGTGGGTATTATATATTATGTTATTCAATATTGTAATTTAGATATTAGTAAAAAAACAATAGGAATTATTGCTGAAATTAGTGAAGTAACTATTAACAAATGCTATAAAAAGTTGGAAAAACTTGAAAATGAATTAATACCAACTCCTATAAAAAATAAATATAAATAATAAATAATAAATAATAAATAATAAATAATAAAAATTGTTATAATATATTTTTTTATTATTTAAAAATTTCAAAAGCAATTATCATCAAAAGAAAATACGTCCTTTGTTTGTGCTTTATCTGCTAATGCATATTCACTTACACGTTTTTCAAAGAAATTTGTTTTAGATTCTACAGAAATTAGCTCCATAAAATCAAAAGGATTACTTGCATTATAAATTGGTTCATAACCTAATTGCACGCAAAGACGATCGGCAATAAATTCAATATATGTTGCCATTAAATTACTATTCATACCTATTAAACGACAAGGTAATGCTTCAGTAATAAATTCTTTTTCAATTGCAACTGCTTCCTTTATTAATTCATTTATTTTATTTTTATTTACTTTCTTTAGAAGTTTTGTATATAATAATACAGCAAATTCAGTATGTAATGCTTCATCACGTGAAATAAGTTCATTTGAAAATGTTAATCCTGGAAGTAACCCACGTTTTTTCAACCAAAATATACTGCAAAATGCACCTGAAAAGAAAATTCCTTCTACACAAGCAAACGCAACTAAACGTGTAGCAAAACTACTGCGATTATCACCAATCCATTTTTTAGCCCAATCTGCTTTCTTTTTAATGCAAGGAAAATTATCTAAAGCATTAAACATTTTAGACTTTTCTTCACGATCTTCAATATATGTTTCTATTAATTGACTATACATTTGTGAATGTATATTTTCCATAGCAATTTGAAAACCATAAAATGCTCTTGCTTCTGAATTTTGAACTTCACTCATAAAACGTAAACCTAAATTTTCCAACACAATGCCATCACTAGCAGCAAAAAATGCTAACACAATAGATATGAAATGTTTTTCATCTTTGTTCAAACTTTTCCAGTCATTTAAATCTTTGCTTAAATCTACTTCTTCTGCACGCCAAAAGCAATCAACTTGTTTTTTATACATATTCCATATATCGTCGTGTTGTATGGGAAACATAACAAAGCGACTATCGTCTGCAATCAAAAGTGGTTCCTGAATTTGTTTAGACATTCAAAAATACCCTTAAAGTATATATTAGCCAAGATTTTATATTCTTTCAATAATTTATTTTTTCTTTATATTGTTCCAAAAAGTTTTTATTTTATTATTTAAATAAAGTAAAAATTTAATAAATATTTAATATATTAATAATTTATTGTAAAGAATGATTAAAATAAATCCTATATTAAAATTTGATTTAAATGCACTTGAAAAAGAAAAACAAAGAATACGCAAACATAACGAAATGATCCATTTTTTTAAATTAACACGACCCGAAAATTATATTAAAAAATATAATCAAAAAGAATGTATTTTTGATAATAATGATATTGATAATGATAATAATATAGAAAATAATAAACCTAATAAAAAACAACCATATATACATAATCAAATTATTCAAATTCCACAACCACAACCACAACCACAACCTCAACCTCAACCTGTTAATTATATACATAATCATTATCATGTTTACGTTGAAAAATGTAAAAAAGAGCAAGAAAATAAAAAAAATGCATTAAAAAAACTTAATGATTATTTAGTAAATTTAAGAAATAATAATAATAATAATAATAATAATAATAATAATAATAATAATAATAATAATAATAATAATAATAATAATAATAATAATAATAATAATATTAAAAATATTATAGAAGAATTAAATAACACTATTGATAAATTTAATAATATTACTGAAGAAATAGAGAATAATGATATTGATAATGAAAATGAAAATGAATTACCTTATCTTGATAATATTGATGATGAAAATTATAATTTTCCATACGATTTAGAAAATGAAGATGTCACTAATAGTGATAGTGATACTGATAGTGATAGTGATGAAGAAGATAACAATAACAATATACAGGTTGATAATGATATAAAATATGTAAAAATATTATTAAATGAATTAAAAGAAATTAATGAAGGAATTAATTTATCAAATATAAAATTTCAAAAAATATCAGAAATTGTAGATAACGCAAAATTATAAATTTTATTTATTAATAATCCACTACTATAAACAAATAGTGCTATTATTAATGCTTTAACGCTAAATATTAATTTATTTGTAAATGTTATCATTATAATTCCATTAATTGTTGTGTTAGTTATATTCATTCTTTGCATTAATTGAATTGTTTCAATATAACTTCTATTATTATGAATATTTAAATTGGAAATATCAGTTAATACATCAATATTTAATAATTCATTACCTTTATTGTTTTCATTATTTTCTATTGTAATATTTGTACAAGGATAAGTAATATCAAAATGAGTATAATTATTATTTTTTGGTTCAACAATAAAAGTATTTGTATCATTTAAGACATAATGACATATGTTCAACTTTTCTCTACATACAACACAATTATCGTTTGACTTAATTAACCATAAACATAAACATTTGGGGTGAACTTTAATATTTAAACAATGTTTGAAATCTATTAATTCATTAGTATAAATTGTATTCATACTTGTATCATAATTTATAGCTTCTTCTTCATAACATATTACACAAAAATTATCTAATTTATTTTCAGACATATTTAATAATAATAATATATTATATTTTAATTATATTCATTCAAATATAATTAAACGAAAAAATTAAAATTATTATGTTAAAATAATATATGTCAGATAAAATAAAGAATAAACCAAATAAAATAAAAACATTTAACAATTATGTAAATGCTCGTCTAAAAGATGTTGAAGATAAAATTACATTTTTAGATGCAAAACTTCAAGATGAAAAATCTAAATGTATAGAAAAATTACAAAAATATATAATTAATCAATATGTAATTAGTGATGAAATAAAAGATAAAATTTCACTAGAACAAATTAATGAAATAATTGTAAACTTTGATAATAATGAACAAAATATTGAAAAATATATTATAAAATATGCTACACCAGGTGTATTAGGAGCGGTTAGAATTTATAGTGATGAAAGTGATTTATCTAAAATTAAAAACCCAACACATGGTGTAAGAGCAACAACAAAAGAAAAACTTAAACAACTAGGTGTTCAAAATACATATAAAGACATAATAACTAAAATTGAAGAATTAAATAAACAATTAAAAAATTATAATATAATTAATGATGCAGAACTTATAAATGAAATAGTACCACCTAATGCTGTAAGTGATTTTTTTAAAAGGTCACGTAATAAAGATGTTAATAAAGGAAAAACAGATTTTGAAAATGCAATGAACAAAATAATAACTGAAAAAATACAAAAAATTATTGAAAATGATACATCAGTAAAAAATGTTAACCAACAATCTAAACAACCCAACAATTATAATACAATTTTTGAAAAACAAAATAGCAGAATACCTGAGATAAGTAATCCAATGGTTGACCCAACGTTAGCAAGTAAAGATGATCCAATAGATAAACTAATAAATGTTTCAGTTAACCCAAAAAAAAGTGTTCCCTTTGTTCCAGGAGCAAAAGCAGCATTAAAACAACAAAGACTTCGAGAAGAAGCAGCATTAAAACAACAAAGACTTCAAGAAGAAGCAGCATTAAAACAACAAAGACTTCAAGAAGAAGCAGCATTAAAACAACAAAGACTTCAAGAAGAAGCATCACGAGTCCCAGTCCCAGCATCACGAGTACCAGTCCCAGCATCAGCATCACGAGTACCAGTCCCAGTCCCAGCATCAGCATCACGAGCACCAGTCCCAGCATCACGAGTACCAGTCCCAGCATCAGCATCACCAGCACCAGCACCAGCATCAGCATCACGAGTCCCAGTCCCAGCATCACGAGTACCAGTCCCAGCATCACGAGTACCAGTCCCAGCATCAGAATCAGAATCATTTAACGAACCAAACATAGAATCTACTAATAATAATAATAATAATAATAATAGTGTTTTAAACAATATAAAACAATACACTAAAAACACTAGTGATGTAATTAATAATGAACTTGCAAAGAATAATAATAATAATAATAATAATAATAATACATTTAATTCTAAAAATATGTCATTTAACGATTTAAAACAAAAAAAGAAAGCAGAATTAACGGAAATGGCTAAGGCTATTGGTTTACCTGCTAAAGAATATGTTTCAGTAATTGACAATGCCAATAATATAGATGATTTAAAAAAAACATTTTTTGCTTTAAAACTTCATTTAGAAGCAATGAATGAAATCCCAAATAGTAATCCTACAAATTTAAATGCTGATAATTTACAACGAGAATTAAAAGCAATGGATGAAAACCCAACAACAAATCCTATTAATTTTAATCAACAACAAAAAACTCCAGTTTCTACAATTTATCCAACGCCAGGTACATATCCACCACCTTCTGTAGATTATTCACAACCACAATGGCAAGAATATCATGGAGATACATTATTACCCAAAAATACTTCACAATCAATGAAAACAAGTGCATCAACGCCACAAATGCGAATACCAAATATAAATCATGCTAGTAATATAAATCATGCTAGTAATATTTATCATAAAGCAGAAAGAGCAAAACCAAAATTAGTAGCCGCAAAAAGAGATGCCAAAAAGAAACCTAGTATAAGTGATGCAGAACAAATATTTTTAAATTTTACTAATAATTATAAATATGAAAATAAAAAAATAATAGAGTGCAATTTAATAAAGGGAATAGATGATGAAACAAAAATTCAAACAACCAACAAAAAACTTTTAGAAGGTGTAATTAAAGTTAAAGATAAAAAACATTTAGCAAAAAATTTAATTGAAAAAATATTCAAAGAGATAATAACACATAAGACCCCATTTAAGAATCAGGCAGAAATATGTCATTATTTCAGAGAAAAAAAAATACCAGACAGACTTGAACATTGTATAGGATTATTTTTTTATAAAGCATTTGGTTTTAACCGAGAAGAAAGACGTACAGAAATTAAAAAATTTAGAGGTAAAGTAGCATTTGAAAAAATGTTTCTATTACCTGGTATTTGTAATAAGGACGGGTGGATGGAAGGAGGAAAAAAAATTACAAAAAAAATAGAAAAATAAATAATCCTATTAAAACACGTAAAAATAAAAAAACAAATCAAAGTAAAAAAATAAACAAAAATAAAAACAAAAAATCTACAAAAAAATTAACAAAGTAAAAATCTAAATCTTCAAGGGTATAAAATGTGGTAAAATAAATTAAAAATATAAGTAGTTAAAATATATATTGTTTTTTTAGATAAATAATATATATTTTATTAAGAAGGACATTTACCTTTACCAATGAAATAATGATAACCATAATTTTCCCATCTATCTAATACATCTTTAATATTTATCAAAATATATTGAATATCCATAACTAAATATTCTTCTTCTTTTTTTGTAAAATTTTTCCACAATTTTTTATTTTTTTTATGACGTATAATATCTTTATCTAAAAACAATACAAATTCAGGGTCTGCTAATATTGTTCTATACATTTTAATCATATCCATTTGTCGTTTTTTACGATATTTTGAAATTTTTATATCAAAATAGGTAAGCAATGAGTAAGATTGACATAATGTATCATTTACGTTTTTACTTGTATTTTGAAAACCTTCTTCAACGCTACATACATAATATTTTTTTTTCTTATTATACAGAAAATGATGATCTGAATCTGCGTCAAAATCTGCTTCATCTGCTTTAGCAACATCAAATTCAAAATGTTTATGTGGAAACTTTTCAGCAATTATTTCGCGTACTGCCATATCACCAAATATTTGGTTAATATAGGTATAATGTTTTTTTGAAAAGTTGTTTAATTTTCTCTGAGTACACTTTTGTTTATCTGGCATATTATACATTATTATGTGAAATTATTGTAAATGATATTTTTTTTATAAATAAAATCAATTTTTATTTATTTATTTTTTTTTTTTATTATTATCTTAATATATTAAGAAAATGAGTAATCAAAATGGACAACAAGAAATTAGAAATCAATTAAATAATATAAAATCTACATTAACTCAAGGGAATGTTATTGGTTCAGTAGCAGTAGGCAAAGTAGAAGAAATTATTAAAACTATACAGCAAAAAGCAAATGTTATGTGTGAACAAACACAAAGAAGTTCTGCTGAAGATCGTGGTAGAATGATGAGAGAACATTCGGTATTACAAAAAGAAACCAAGGATAAAACAGAAGAACTTGCTGCTGCAAAAAAATCATTAGAAACATCACAAGCAAAACTTAAAGAAGAAGTTGAAAAAGCTATGGTTGCTGCTAATTTACAACAAGAAGATAAGAAAAAAGTAGAACTTTTGGAACAAAGTGTAAATACATTAACAGAAGAAATAAACGAATTAAATCAACAAATAGAAGGTAGAACAATAGCAATTCAAAATTTACAACAAGCTCAACAACAAGAACGTGAACAACTTGTGAATGCTTCAAAAATATTGCAAGATGAAAATAAAAATATACATGAAATGTACAAACAATTATTTAGTGACTCACTTGGACAAATACAACAACAATTAGAAAGTATGACATTTGAAAAAAGTGGTTTAACTAATGCTATGAATGGGGGTTTTCAATCTTCATCAAGTGGAGTAACAGATTTCAAGAAATATCGTTCAAGTTCTCGTAGTTATTCAAGTAGAATTAAAGATTTAAGAAAGAAAAGAAAAGAAAGTAAAAAGAACAGAAAAAAAAGAAAAGATAAAAAAAAATCTGAAACAAAGAAAATTTACATTGAAGATAAAAGAAGAAGATAAATTAAGAAAAATAAACGCGCAAGATTTGACAATCCAATAAAAATAAAATAATATATAAGAGTATTATATATTATTTTATGAGTGAAGAAGAAAAAGAATCAATAACAGATGAAAATATTCAAAAAGAATCAATAACAGATGAAAATATTCAAAAAGAATCAATAACAGATGAAAATATTCAAAAAGCAGTGTATGATTGGTATTTACGTAATGAAACAGCATTAAGTAAATATGGAGATATCAAAGACTGGGATACGAGTAATGTCACCGATATGAGTTTGCTCTTCATGGAATTGGAAAAATTTAACGATGACATCAGCAATTGGAACGTATCGAAAGTGACCGATATGAATAGAATGTTCTGGAAGGCAACGAACTTCAACCAACCATTAGGAAACTGGGAAAGAAAAAATAGTAAAACTGGAAAAGTAATATCAACACTTGGAAAGGTGAAGGATATGGAACATATGTTCTATAAAGCAACAGCATTTAATCAAGATTTGAAATCTTGGAATATTGAACAAGTAATATTCCCAGAATTAAACAACTCTCAAAATACGGATAACAAATTTAAATTAGAATTTCATATATTTCCGAAGGCAACGATAATGAATAATAATAAAGATAATTATCCACTATTGGGTAATGCGAAGGAAAATTATGATACCCAAATATTATACAAGGGTATAAGAAATAATGGATATGCTGATAAGAATCCTAATACAACAAATAAAAATAAACAAACAAGACAACAGGCTTTAGAAATAATATTACAACAAGCAAAGCTACAATCTGAAAGAGGAGGAAAAAAGAGAAAAACAATAAAAAAAAAAACTAAAAAAAAGAGAAAAACTAAAAAAACTAAAAAAACTAAAAACTAAAAGATAAAAAGATACATAATTAAATAATAAATTTTGAGATACCACAAATAAAACAATTGTAAGTAAAATTGAATTTAAAATGATTGATAATTTTATATATAAAAAACTATGAAATTATCAGATGAACAGAATGAAATATTGAGAAGATTTGAAAAGGGAGATAATTTATTCATAACAGGTCCAGGAGGGACGGGGAAAACATTTTTGATAAAAGAAATGTTGAAGGTATGTAAGAAGTCAGTGCAAGTATGTGCATTAACAGGTTGTGCCGCAATATTATTAGATTGTGGCGCAAAAACAATACATTCGTGGAGTGGTATAAAGATAGCAAATGGAGAAATAACTGATATAGTGGATAGATTATGTAATAATAAATATGTTAGAAAGAGTTGGAGGTCGACACAAGTTTTAATAATAGATGAAGTAAGCATGATGTCAAAGAAGATATTTGAATTATTAAATATATTGGCAAAAACAATGAGAAATAATTCAAAACCATTTGGAAATATGCAGGTAGTATTTCTAGGGGATTTTTATCAATTACCACCAGTAAATAGAGAAACAAAAGAAACAGAATTTTGTTTTGAAAGTAAAGAATGGGAAGAAACATTTCCAATGAATAATCATATAGTTTTGAATCAAATATTTCGTCAAGATGATGAAGAATATAAAAAAATATTAATGAAAATAAGAAAAGGGAATATAGATAATCATATGAAAGATATATTAGAGACAAGAGTTATAAAAAAGGAAGAAGAAATAGATAACATAATAAAAATATTTCCTTTAAGAGCAAGTGTAGATAGATTAAATTTAACAAAATTTTTAAAAATAGAAAAAGATGCATATAATTGTCATAAAGAAATAAGTAAGGATTTAAAAGAGTATATGGGTCATAATATAGATAAAAAAAAATTAGATGCATTTAAACGAGCAACAGAAAATCAAAAAAAATTTGAAATAGATTATCTATATAAAAATAATCCAAGTATAGATGAATTGAAAATAAAAGAGGGTTCAAGAGTAATGTGTATAGTAAATCTAGATATGGAAAAAAGAATTTATAATGGCAGTCAAGGAACAATAAGAGAAATAAAGAGTTTAAATGAAAAGGTAATAGAAATCCGCGTATTATTTGATAATAAAGAAGAAAAAACAATAACAAGATATGTATGGCAAAGTGAAACATTTCCATGTTTGGGAGTATCACAATTTCCATTGGTATTAGCGTGGGCAATAACAATACATAAAATACAAGGAGCAACATTAGAGAAAGCGGTAGTGGATTGTGGTTCAAATGTGTTTGAATGTGGACAAACATATGTGGCATTATCAAGAATAAGGCGATTATCAGGACTATATTTAACTAGTTTAAATATGGAGAAAATAAAGGTAAATGGAAAGGTGGTGAAATTTTATAATAAAATAGATGAAATGAAAAAAGAAATAGAAACGGAAGAAATAGAAACCATATTTGATGAATTCAAATATGTGGAGATAGAGAATGATGTAAAAATAATAAAAGAAGAAAAAAAATAATAAAATAAATAATTAAGAAAAATATAAAATTATATATATTTTTAATATTGGTAAATTATATATATTAATATGGGTATTTCATCAAGACATAAGAAAAAAAATATTTTGTCAAAAAAAAAAAGAAATAAAAAGAATAAAGTTCAATCAAGAAAAAACAACAATAAGAAAAATACTAAACGTATAATGTTGAAAAATAAAAAATCTAAAGGAAAAAATACTAAACGTGTTCGTTTTAAATTAATTGGAGGTGATAATAATAATAATAAAATAACAAAAACAAAGGTAGAAGGAAATGGAGTAGTTGTAGAAGAAACACAACCACCTGTAGAAGCACCAGAAGCACCTGTAGAAGCAGTTGAAGAAGCACCTGTAGAAGCAGTTGAAGAAGCACCTGTAGAAGCAGTTGAAGAAGCACCTGTAGAAGCAGTTGAAGAAGCACCTGTAGAAGCAGTT